CTAAAATATCTTCATTGCTTTCATTTCTTCTTGATTTTTCTTTTCTTCTAAAAGATGCGAATATACCTGTTCTGTTATCGAAAGATTGGCATGTCCTAATCTTCCAGACACATATTGCATTGAAATATCATGTGCTAATAGCATTGAAGCATGCGTATGCCTTAAAGCGTGAAACGTAATGTGCTTGATTTCTAGTTTTTCACATAAATATTTTAAGTCTTTGTTGATTCCGTTAGATGTCATGTCAAAAAGTCGCTTGTCATTATGCTTGAAATCACTATAAACTTCAAACCATTTATCCGGCATTATGATTTCTCTAATCGAATTCTTGGTTTTTGGAGCTTTATCCTTATTGGTAAATTTATCAACTGCTTTAGTAATAGAGATGAGATGTTTTTTGGTATCGATATCTGCATCGGTTAATGCTCGAAGCTCACCAAATCTTGCTCCTGACAGAAGACCAGTTAATATCATAAAATTACCCCTAGATAGGTTCTTTATACAATGGTCTATCAATTTTTCGGCTTCATTCAATTCCAAATATTTATTTTCAATAGGCACTTTAGTTGCATTATTGTACACTAAACCAATTCTTATAGTAGGATCCTTAATTATCAATTCTTCAGCTAAGGCATCTTTTAAAGCGGCCGAAATTTGACCCTTGCGTTTTTGTACTGTTTTTTCAGCGTGATCTTTACCAAAATTATTAATAAATGTCTGAAAATTAGATCGTGTGAACGATTTCAAAGTCATCGTGGGCAAATACTTCTTAATTGTGTGAAGTGTGTCTCGATACTGGTATATAGTTTGATTTGATCGGTTGACACGATATGTGAGGTACCAATTCTCAAAGTAATCAGATAAAAGTATGTCAGGCTGTTCTTTTTCTTGTTGTTTCCCAGATAATACTTGGCCAACCCAGATTTGTGCATCTTTTGTTTTAAGAAAACCACTTTTATTTTTGGTCCGGAATTCTCCGGTAACTGGATCCCTATAGGATACTCGTGCTTGATAATATTTTCCGCGTTTTTTAATTGAAGCCATATTTTTATTCCTTAACTGAATCTATTAATAAGGTTTTCTTTCCAAAAATCGTGCTCTCTTTTGTCTTTTATGTTTCTCTTCCTATGGATTTACGTAAAATCCAGCATGGCATGTATTTTATAAGTACTTTCTTACGTATGGCATGTATTTTGTATTTTATAAGTACTTTCTTACGTCTCTTTGTGCCCACTTTGTGGCAAAATATTCTGCTTTGCCAGTTTTAATTGATTGCCTGTTTGATAGATCATTTCCTGAATCGAAATTCGCGTGATTTATTTCATGTATCATCGTAGTTGCCTGAATTTCGATTGGATCATCTTTATTAATATAGATATCGTTTCCACGTATTTGTCCGTGGAAAACAATATCCAAATCATCAGGTAAAGAAATAAAATGGAAATGATATTTAGGATAATCATTTTCTATTTTTTCCGTTGGTAGCATTAAATCACTTCTTTTTGTTTTGTATGAAATCTATATATTCATTAATTTTTTCAATTTGCTCATCAGTGGCACTTGGATCAACAGAGTTTGCTAACGTGAGTTGTTTTGCCGAAAGCTGTCCTGAATTTCCACGCCCCAACAAGTAATCCACTGAGACATGAAGAACATCTGCAACATTTGCTAAATTGCCTGATTTTGGGTCTTGCTTTTTCCACCTATTAAGACTTTGGACAGTTACGCCAGACTTTTCAGATAGTTCAACTATTGTCATTCCTCTGGTTCTGGCGACTTCTGAAATTCTTTCGTAAACGTTCATTTTTATAATTTTCCTTAAATTTTAAGATTTTATTAAGTAACGTTTACGTTCATTACATGCTTTGACACCTAATGTTTAGGAGCGTAATATAAAAGATGTTCCGAACGAACGTTAGATATAAACGCAAAAAAAGAATTTAAAAAGTTAGGGAAACTTGTCATTCTTTCTTTTTTAATGTGTTTACGCCTATCATGATACTCACGTTTACGTGTATAAGTCAAGTAAAAAGGAACGGAAAGGGTATTTTATATGACAGATGAATTGATTACTAAGCTACTGGAAGCTTCATTCTCGGATCGCGTGAATGTAGCCCTCACTCTCAACCATTCATCTTTAAGAGAATTGGGTAAAGATGTACAACAAGTTGTTGATCCCGAAAGAAAGCGAGGCCCATATACGGGCGAGCAAATGAGAAAAGTTATTTATGGAAATATTTCTAAGGGCCCAAATTATAGAAGACAGCTCGAAGCTATTAGAGAAGTTTTGGGGATCTAATGTTTACGATTTACAAATTAAAGCTATGAGAAAGGAGAAATATGATTTCTGAATTGCATCCCTACCGATTATTGAATCTTACAACTGCTACTCATGAATTCAGACATAATGGAAATCCTAATTCAAATGATTATCAGTTTTTCTATAGAATTAAGCATTTTCAAGATGGAAAGACAATTAAGTGGCAGTGGCAAGATATTCAAAATTATTTGGATAGAAACAAAAAATAACTTCTTGCGATTTTTTTATCCTGTCGGCAACAATTTGATATGCCATTTAATTCACTTCTCATCTGCTAATTCTCTCTAGCAGCTTAATTTTAGGAGAAATATTTACAAACGATCAAAAAATTTTCAAGAAAGGAACACTTATGAACTTAGTATATCTAGAACTCGAAATGACAGTTGTCGGCATGGTTATCGGTATCTGCTTATCAATAATCGGCATGGCAATCGTGCAATGGAAATTATCGAATATGACTTTAAAAGAATTTTTTAAAGGAGCCGACAATGGCGATCCCGAAATATATTAGAAAGCAAAGCAAGTACACGCCGGACTTCGTTAATAAAAGCCATCGCTTATTAAATTACTTATCCGATAACCTCAATAAAAACTATCGTTCATCGGAATTAGGCTTCTTGTTTACTGTAAAAGACACAGGACGCATGCTTAGATATTATTCGGAATATCTCTTGCGTTTGGGTCTGCCGATTTCGACTGGCGACTACGGATACAAGTTTACCGACAAGCCCGAAGACCTGTACCGTTCGGCAAAACGCGATCAGGCAATCGGCCAAGGAGCGATGGAAAGATATCATCTAAAGATCAAGGCAGCCAGGAAATTAGAAAGGCAACAAAAAAAGCTCTTAGCAGCAACTAAGAGCAAGAAACATCCAATTCACTAGAAAGGACAAACAAATTATATGACAGAAATGGAACTGTCGGCAACTATCGAACCGATCCTGGATTACAAAGCAGCTTCAATTCAGTTAAAGAATGCCGATATTTTAAAAGACTATGTCAAAAAACAGATCGAAAGATATAGGGATTTGTTGATTACCGATGAAACTTTGACCGAAGCCAAAAAGAGCCGCGCCGACCTTAACAAATTAAACAAAGCTTTAAGCAGCCAAAGAACAGCTATTAAAAGAGAAATTTTAAAACCTTTCGCCCAAATCGAAAGCGTACTAAGAAAACTGGAGACTGATACCAAGCAGGCTTCCGGTTCGATCGATCAGGGAGTCAAGCAATTAGAAGACCGGCAAAGACAAGCTCGAGAAGATAATCTTAAATCCTATCTATCTGAATTGATTGTCAAGTATCCATACTTACAGACAATCGAGGTCAAGATCCCCGAAGACTGGACCAATAAAACTAACTTTACTAAATCGATGGGTTTATCAGTTGGCTTGACTAGAACGATTGCCGATACTTTAGGCAGCTTGGAAAAGCAAAAGGAGAATCAGGCATCGAATTTAGAAACGGTCCGCTCCTATGCAGAGGCTAAAGAAGTCAATCCCGACCCTTATCTAAGAATGCTTACTGAAATGGATTATCAGCCGGCCGAGATATTTCGGGCCATCGACCTGGATATTGAAAACGCCAAGAAAAAGGCAGCTCAAGAAGAAATCGACCTTCAATTCAGACAGTCACAAGAAAAGGCCCATCAAAAGGTTGTTAACAATCTTTTGATCGATACGAACACTGGAGAAACGATTAAAAAAGTTGAAAAAATGTCCTACTGGTATTACGGACTGGTCTTAAGCAAAGATAAAAAAGATCTCCTAGACAACTTTCTAATTGCTAAACAAATAAAAATCTTTGGTAGCAAAGAAAAGAGCCAAATATGAAAGTCTACAACTCATCGGATATTCAAATCGGCAATTATATGTATCTAGTCTATGGTGATGCCGGAAGCGGGAAGACTTCGACAGCCAGGTATCTAAAGGGCAGAAAACTGCTGATCAGCTTGGACCAAAGCCAGGAGCCGGCTAAAGACTGGAAAGACACGGTGATTGCCGAGCCCGAAGAAGCTGATTTAATCAAGCCCTATGAAAATATCACAGCCTTCTTTGATTTAGTCGAAAACAAGTTTTTAGCCAAAGTCGATGTCGTGATTATCGATAATATCAGTCAATTAGAAAGACTGGTCTTAACCGAATTGATTAGTAAGTACAAGGATAATCGGCAGGCCTATCAGACCATGCAGGAATACTTCCGTTCGCTTGCGACGAAGTTTAGATTCTGGCACAAACCGATTTACGTCACGGCTTGGGAAATGAGCTTTCAGCAAAGCGACAGCTTAGGAGCACAGGTCACCCAGTACACAGTCGATATGAATGCCAAAGCCAGAACGGCCTTTACCGGCCTGTTCGATCTGGTGGGACGCATATCCGCTGATCACGAGGGCAAAAGAATCATCCAGCTCCAGCCTACAGACCAGCTATTTGCCAAAAACCGCATCGATTCAAGAAAGAAATGTCTGCCCGAACATTTTTTTGACGGCCAGGAATACCAAGAAGAAATCAATTTAGAAAAAGAGGATAAAAACAATGCCATTTAATTACGACAGCGAAAACATCGGAAACGATAATCAATTCTTAGATGAATCAGGTACTTACAACGTAGCAATTTCTAGTCATAAAGTCAGCCAGACTTCTACAGGAAAAGACATGCTGACAGTCGATTATCAAGTCCTTGATGGAGATCATAAAGGGCAGACGATTAATTACGACAACTACGTCGATGGGGAAAAGTCCAAGTGGAGAATCAACCGTTTGATTAACAAGACTTTAGGCGATAAAGTCCCTAAAGGCTATCAATTCAAAAGTCTTGACCAGATCGGCCAAGTAGTAACCGGAAAGCCCTTATCAATAAGAGTCGAGTGGCAGGTCCAAGAACAGGGCAAGCATATCGGCGACTATTATCTGGTTGTTAAAAATATCGATGCCAAATTACCAGCTAGTATGCCCGACGGTAAAAAGCGTCCCGGCAGCGAGAATGAATCAACTATCGCCCCCAAACAAGCGCCAGTCAACGATCTTGACAGAATGACCAATCCTTTTTCTAAGCAAACACAAACCAACGACAACATGGAAATCTCCGATGATGATCTGCCATTCTAAAAGGAGCCTGGATGACTGAAAAGAAATATTACTGGTTGAAAATGCAGGAGGACTTCTTTGAACAAAAAGAAATCAAAGCACTTAGGCGCGTAGCCGGTGGCGACACCTTTACGATCATTTACCAGAAGATGCTTTTAAAGAGCCTTAGAACTGATGGGCTTTTGTATTACGAAGGCATGGGCAAGGACTTCTCTGATGAAGTGGCTCTAGATATTGATGAAGATCTCGACAATGTTGCTATTACCATCCAGTTCCTGAAACAAAAAGGGTTGATATTTTCGGGATCCAAAGACGAATATGAAATGTCTAAAGTCAAGTTAATGGTCGGTTCTGAAACTCCTCAAGCAGAGAGAATGCGCAGATTAAGAGAAAAAAGCAGGGAAAAGACGAATAATGAAAATAAAAGCGTCACATTGTTACCAGTGAGTGACACAGAGATAGATATAGATAAAGAGATAGATACAGATAAAGACATTATGTCAGGCAAGCCTGACGAATCAATATCGCCAAACATTATGATTGCTAAAAAGGCTCTGAACTATTTCAACCAACAAAGCAATCGAAAGTTTAATCTACTAGCAAAGAAGAATACCAAACCGATCATCGCCAGGTTAAACGAAGGCTTTAGTCCTGAAGATTTAAAGAAAGTCATTGATCTAGCCTGTTTACATTGGAAAGACAAAGCTGAATACGAACAGTTTCTAAGACCAGAAACAATCTTTAACGGCCGTTTTGATGAAAGACTGAATAACACGATCAAATGGGAATACAAGCAGGCTGATGTTAAACAAAAAGAAGTCGCTATTGATTATGACCATTTAGAGAACAACGGTGATCCAATTACTAACGATCAAGCCTTAGAAGCCTTAAAAAGATTGAAGGCTAATAGCTCATGACTAAAAGAAAAGAAATCGAGAAACTGGAAACTCAAATCAGGGGCTATAAGTTTGATCTCCAGTTTGCAAAGAAAAATAGTAAACAGACTAATTATCTAAACGGCTTAATCAGCAGCCTTGAATACAAGTGCGATCTTCTAAAGGGAAAGCAGACATGACCTTTGAAAAGATCTATTTAATTAGAGCTGTTCCGGCATCCAGGCCTAAGGTTCCTAGATACGGCCATCCCTATTATCCAAAAAGATATACGCAGTTTAGAAAAGACTGGGCCTTAATTACACATAACGATTGGCCGATGATCTATCTAGAGACCAAAGACGCTAGCGAATATGAATTCTCTTATGAAGCCTGGTTTGATAAACACCCGGTAGCTGATATCGATAATCTCTTTAAGGCCCTAACCGATACCCTGGTCAAAGCAAAAGTTATTCCTGATGACAATCTTATTTGCAGGTCTTATATCGATAAGCATTTTCACACCGGAAAAGAGCAGGTCAAAATCACGATTAGAAAAATCAATTGAAAGGGAAAGTGGATTTAATGCAAGTTCAAGATAGCCTATTCAATGATCGAATAGAACCAATTAAATATAACGAGTCGGCAACTGCTGGCAAGGTTTACAACTATCTTGAATACCGCTATCAGGATAGAAAAGGGAAATTATTTGTTCTAGAACCCGGATTAAGAGGCCAGAAACTTTCGGCTGATAAAGTTCAATCCGGTTCAGGGAACAATTCTACTGAAGATGCTTTGATTCGTTATATAGATGCGAAAAGAGAAATCGAACAATGTGAAAAGGCCTTGGAATATTTATCTTTGACTGAATGGGGAATCCTAAAACACCGGTATATGGAATATATGAAAGATATTGATATTGCTAAACGTATGCAGTTAACAACTAACGATAGAGAAAGCAATGTGATTATTCCCAATCAAACTTATTGGTACCGCAAGCGAAAAGAAGCAAATGATTTCGCTCAAATGTTTGCTATTACTGGCACTGTTTTAATGGTTGAATGACCATGGTTGTAGTATATCTGTAGTAAATTAGTAGTATTTTCATAGCAGATTCATAGTGCCAGCGGTATATATTGATATAGTCGAAAGATTAAAGGTAAGACAACCAGCGAAATGCTGGTTTTTATTTTGATCAAAATTAGATATTGGTAAGATAATGTTTTTATGAGTTCGTTTTTAATTGTGTTGTCGCTTAAAACCATTAAGGTTATTCAAGAGAACAAAGGGTGGTGGAATTGGGATATATTTTGGCAAGCAATCGGTGCTATTACTACAGCTTTTGCTGTTGGACTTTCGCTTTTTTTTGGTTTTAGAAAGCCTAAAATGCATCTTAAATTAGCTGTGGATAAATACTTTTATTTAATCGAAAAATCGTCAGATAATTTTTCTAAGGGACTTTTAAAATTTATTTTTATTAATCAAAGTCAATTCGATATAGAAGTTGAAAGAATTTCAATTATTCCTATATTGAAAAAAAGAAATATTTACCCTCGCAAATTTGTTGGATCAATTAAAAAGGAGCAGTTAGCAATTCAAATGACTAAAATATTTTGCTATCAAGAATTTAATGATATTGAAGTTCATTTTGATAAAGCTACATTTGTTAATTTCCATATCAAACCTTATATGACTGCCAAAATTTACTTTAAAGAGCAAAAGGTATCCGAAATGTTTGCAAATAGTGTTCTTATTGATGATCGTATTTACAAAGGAAAACAATTGCAGAATTATTTTTATAATTATAGATCTCAGGACTGCAATGATAACCAAAACGATTTATATACGGTTACATTTTTTGCAAAAGCCGTGTTAGTGAATGGAAGAAGCGTTAAGTCAAATAAATTTACCATTTTTGTTAAAAATGAAATGAAAAGAATAGCATGAGTAATGTCTTTTTAAACTAACTTTTTTGGAGATAAACATGAAATTAATAGCATTTATCATGGCAATCGCATTATTAGCGGTTGCTTTTAATTTACGTAGAAAACCAAAGATTTCCAATTCTACAATCAATGAATTAAACAAAGATAATGAATATCAAATTTCACAAGAAGTTATTGATGCGATGAATGTTGTAAGACGTCAACACAAAAGTGAATTAAGAAGAATGCATAGAAAGTCAGTACATAAATGAGATGGACTAAAGATATCCTGGATAAAGCCAAGTCGTTAAAAGATCAAGACTTAAGTTATCTCAAGATAGCCGAAAAATTAAATAAGGAATTTAATGTCATGGTTTCAGCCAGCTCAGTTAATCATGCCTTGCTTGACTATCAAAGAGGTAAATATCATTTTAACGATGAAAAGAAACCAAAAGACAGAGAATTAAAAAACAAAATCCGGATTAATGAGGATGGTAGTGAAGAGTCGACAACCTTAATCAAAATGACCGAAGAACAAGCCAAATCTAAAGAGTTTGTTTTAAAAGCTCATGGTTTTAATCCTAGCGAGTGGTTGATCGTTAATGTAGTTAACAATCTCTGGCAGCAGCATTCTATTCAAGATGGCACAGTCGACCTTTATCAATCTAAAATCATCGTTAAACCAAAAACCGGCCTAACATTAGAAGAACAATTGGTTTTCTTAACGGAGAATGTAAAGCCGGTCCAAATGACGGATGTTAAGAGGTCTCTATCAACTGGGAACTTAGTAATTCCTTTGGCCGACATGCACTGGGGGATTATGATTTTTAACGACTATCTGCCGATATTAAAAAGATTGATTGAAATAATCCAGCAGGGATACAATCGGATCGTAATTGAACAGTTGGGCGATTACTATCATTCCGATCAGATCAATTCCTCTCAAACAGTCAAAGCAACTCAACTAAATGAAGTCGATATGCCTAAAGCGATTCACGACGGCGAAAAGTTTATGTTTACTTTGATAGAAACGGCCTATCAATACTGCAATCATTTGTCAGTTAAATATGTCGGCGGTAATCATTCCTATGATCTGGAATATATGTTTGAAGAACTTCTCAGGCTGAAATACCCGCAAGTGGATGTTGATATCAATAATGGTTACCGAGATGCTTATTTACTGGATCAAGTCGGGATAATTATTTCTCATGGCGACAAGGCTTTAAATAAAATTCCGATGCTGTTCGCTTCCGAGTTTTCCGATGTTTGGGCCAAAGCCAACTACAGGGAAAGCCATAACGGCCATTACCATTTTTCAAAGGATATTGATTCCAATGGAGTGGTCAACCGTCAGATTCCAGTCTTTAAGAAAGGAGACAGCTACGAATACGAGAATGGTTTGACGATGTCGGCTAAACGCATGGAAGCATTTGAATACTATCCGGATGGTCCCAAGGCTGTTTATTATATTTGAACTCATCCCCAATTAATAATTTTCACATGCTGTTCAAGCTTCTTAATGATTAATTATTAAATAGTACTGGCCAACTTAAAGCTGCAAGTATCTTGTCCTACAATTGATGATTGTGAATAATTTAAGAGCAACTATTAACCAATTGACTCCTGCAGCACAAACGGCCGTTAAAGAGATAATCTCAAATGCCAAAGAAAACGACGAGGCAATTGTCGATATAGATTTCAGCAATCAGCAGCTATCGATTGCAGACAGCGACAGTATTGCTGCTTTAACTGATGGACAAACACATTTGTTTGCAATCTATACGGTCTATGACAAGGATCATAAAACAATCAAAAGACTGCAGGCGAGATTAAATAAAGAAGCATTGAAACAGCTGTAAAGCTGTTTTTTATTACCCAAAAAGGAAGAATATGAACAAACCAACTAAAAAATTGAATAGAGGTGTCGTCCCATGACTGTTTATATAGACCACTATGGCAAAGACCACGGCAGTATTGCCGGCATGCTGGTTATTAGAGACATCGCCAGCAATGCCTATGTTGAAAAAGCATTTAAAACACATATCAAATTAACACCGCAATCGGCTAAGGCAAAAGTATTTCTGAATTTGTCTGAGGCCGATTTTTTTATGGAATGCCACAGCATGGCAAATTACAGGTATTCAATCAAAGTAAATGATTAATTGTTTTCTAATTCCGAAAGGCGGTCGGCAGCTAACTTTTGAATCTTTTTAAGATCTTCGATAGTTGCATGCTGTTTGATAAAAGAGTTGGTTCGATATTTTGCCTGGCGGTAGTTTCTTTCATCTTTGCTCAGGCTTTTGAAAAACTTCTCGTTGTTCTTGATGATGTTTTCCGGTGTCTTCGGTTTTTGTGTATTCGCCATATATCCTTCTTTCTATACCAATGTAACCCAAAATAAATGTACATTTATTACAGTTTCATTACAAGTGTACATTTGTTATTGAAATACTATAAGTGTACATGTATAGTAATTCTTGTAAGGTTGATCAAGAGATGAAACAAAAGGAGATAAAGGCCATGAAAGAAATCAACGAGATCGAAGAATTAAGAGAAGTTCTTAAAGAAATCAAAAAAGCCAACCATATCAAAGGTTCGGACTTAAAACTCCGGGTAAGAGATTCATTGAACTTTATCGGCATTATCGATTTAACGGTTTGTAACTTGAATTCCAATACAATGGCAGCCTTAAAAGAAATCAAAGACCTGCAAATCTATCAGGTAGAAGAAGACGATCCGATGACCGATTACTTCGCCGGTGGACATATCAGCGTCAATACTTATTACGAAGACCGGACAAAAGAACAAGCCGAAGAGATCTTCTTAAACCGCAAGATCAAAAGCATTTACTTTGTAGAAGACGGCAAGATCATGCAGGAAGGTGTTCCGGGTTATCCTTCAATAATTTCAAAGGATATCCAAGGACTGGGAAATTACGTGATCTACGATGTTGTTGAAACACTTAAAAACGAAGTACTAGAAAGAGCTTAAGGCTCTTTTTTATTTGAAAGGGGGTGGGCGGTAGATGTGACTAAACAAGAAGAAGCCAGACAAGACTATTTAAACGGCATGAAGTATAAAGGCATTGCCGAAAAGTATGCAGTATCGCTCAACACCGTCAAGTCATGGAAGAAAAGAAACAACTGGCAAAGGGGCGCACCCAAAGAAAAAAGGGTGCGCAAAAAGGTTGCAGAGAAAATCAATCAAAGTCCCGGCTTAACCGATAAGCAGAGGCTTTTTTGTTTGTACTATCTACAACGCTATAACGCCACGTGGGCATATCAAAAGGCCTATGAAGCCGATTACGACGTTGCTAATGTAAACGGGCCCCGCATGCTTGTTAATACTAGTGTTAAATCTCTTCTAACCAAGCTAAAACAGCAGCAGTCAGCCGATTTGTATTTGAATGCCAACGATATTCTAAGAGAGTTCGCCAAGCAGGCTACGGCCAATTTAGGCGACTATTTGGACTTTGGCAAGTACGATGTTTTAGCCCAAGACGAACAAGGCAATATCAAACTAGATTCAAACGATAACCCGGTTAAATACCGCAATTCATGGGTGCAGTTAAAGAATAAAAACGGCCTTGATACTAGTTTGATCAAGTCTGTACACATTGGAAAAGACGGCGTAATAGTTGAGTTATACGACAAACAAAGGGCTATGAAAGAGCTGTTAGACCGTCTACCTGAACCAGAAATAAAAGACGAGAGCGATGACGGATTTTTAAGGGCAATTGATAAAAACCTAGAAAGCACCTGGAAAGAAAGCGATGAAGATGAAACTTAAAATACATCGAACTAAATTCCATTTCGATCCCTTTTCTAAAAAACAGATGCAGGTACTTTCATGGTGGCGTTATGAAGAAACCAAAGAAAAAGAAGCGATTATCGCCGATGGTTCAGTCCGTGCCGGCAAGACGGTCATTATGTCTTTATCCTTCATTCTTTGGGGCATGACGGAGTTTAATGACCAGCAGTTTGGAATTGCCGGCAAAACGATCGGATCGTTAAGACGCAATGTTATCAGGCCTCTTAAGGCTATGTTGGAGAGTCGTGGCTATGCGGTTCACGATTCCAGATCAGAAAATATGCTGATTGTCAGAAAGGGCAGCAAGACTAATTACTATTTCTTATTCGGCGGAAAAGACGAATCAAGTCAAGACTTAGTTCAAGGGATTACTTTAGCCGGATTTTTCTTTGATGAAGTGGCTTTAATGCCGCAATCGTTTGTAAATCAAGCGACTGCCCGTTGTTCAGTTGAGAACTCTAAACTATGGTTTAACTGCAACCCAGCCGGGCCCTATCACTGGTTTAAAGTCGAATGGCTTGATCAATTAGACAAGCACAATGCAATCCGCATTCATTTCACAATGGCAGATAACCCATCCCTATCCCAAGCGATTAGAGAGCGTTTTGAGCGCATGTATTCCGGTGTGTTCTATCAGCGCTATATCTTAGGCCTTTGGGTAATGTCTGAAGGGATTATTTATGACAACTTCGATGAAAACAGTATGGTCGTAGATCCGCCTAAAGATGTACATTATGAAAAGTATTACGTTTCCTGTGATTACGGGACTTTAAACCCTACAGTCTTCTTGCTGTGGGGTCTTTTTAACGGTACCTGGTACTGCTTGGATGAGTATTACTATTCTGGTCGCGACACACAAAGGCAGAAAACAGACGAACAGTATGCCGATGACCTTGATAAATTCTTAGGCGATATCAAAGCAACAATTATTGTCGATCCAAGTGCCGCTTCTTTTATTACCGTACTTAGAAAACGAGGCCGGACGGTTATCAAAGCTAAAAACGATGTTCTGGATGGTATCAGGGCAACGCAAACGGCTATGAACACAGGCAAGATTTTATTTACAAGAAAATGCAAGAACCTCTTTAAAGAATTGGCTTCCTACATTTGGGACGACAAGGCATCGGAACACGGAGAAGACAAACCGGTTAAGCAGCATGATCACGGATGCGATTCGATGCGCTATTTCGTTTATATGGTCGTATTCAAGAAGCGCACGATCACGGTTACAAAGAAACCGAATATGTTCTACAAGAATTTTTAAAAGAATGGAGATGATGAAATGGGAATTGCGATAGACGAGTCGTTATTAGACGATCTTAACGATCCGGGCTTTGATGTTTTAAACTACGCCATCGATCAGCACAATCAAAAGAAAGACCGTTTAAAACGTTTAAATGACTACTATGACGGCCAGCAGGACATCTTAAGTCATAAAATGCAAAACAATCAGCATTCAAGCAATAACAAAGTTCTGGTAAATCATGCCAAGTATATAACCGATATGATCACGGGCTTTATTGCCGGCAATCCGATCTCTTATTCTGCTGGCAAGGACAAAAACATCGATGCGATTGTGCAGCTGTTTCAGGATTTGAATATTCAAAAACACGATATCGAATCGGAAAAGGATTTAAGTGTTTTCGGTTCTTCTTTTGAGCTGCTTTACGCAAAAGAGATCGGCACACCTGATAAGCCAAGAACAGAAGTGCAAATCGGTTCGATTGACCCGCGCGGGATGGTTATGGTAACCGACGATACAATCGAGCATAACCCTTTGTTTGCGATTCACATTCAGCCTAAATATACGTTAAAAGGCAGTGATAGCGGCTTTTTAATAAGTATCTACACTAAAACCAACGTAATTCAATATCGAACTTATAGCGGTTCTAATTTAAGTGATGCCAATATCAAAACGACGACGGTTAAAAAACATTATTTCGGTGATGTTCCGGTTGTCGAATATAGAAACAACGAAGAAAGACAGGGCGATTACGAGCAGAATATCACTCAAATAGATGCCTATAATACTTTGCAATCCGACCGGATTACCGATAAACAAGATTTTATCGATGCTTTGTTGGTTGTCTATGGATTCTCTTTACAAGGAGAAAAAGACGACGAAGACAGTAAAAAATTAAGGAACGGTTTAATTGACGGCGCACCCGGCAAAGGAGAAGAAGGCGCATCGGTCGAATGGCTGACCAAACAATTAGACGAACAGCAAGTCGAACTATTGTCCAAATCAATTGAGAACGATATCCATAAAACCTCTTACGTTCCAAATATGAATGACGAGAACTTCATGGGCAATGTATCCGGAGAAGCGATGAAATACAAGCTATTCGGGCTTCTTAACCTATTGTCGGTTAAGAGCATGTATTTAATCGAAGGATTAAAAAGGCGTTTGACTCTGGTCCAGCATTTTCTGCAAGTACAAGGTCAGGCAACTGATATTTCAGGCTGTAAGATCACGATTACACCTAATATCCCTGTTAACTTGTCGGATGTTATAAGCAATATCAAAAATGCCGATGGAATTATCCCACGGACTATTACTTACAGCTGGCTGCCGGATGTCGATGATCCGAAAGATGTCGAAGAGCAGTTAACAAAACAAAAGACCGACGATATCAAAACCAGCCAGAAAGCTTTAACAGGCGACAAGGGTGCCAACATTGATCAGTCGCCATATAGCGAGGAGGACAAAGATGATCCAAGCAACAATAAAAAGAAATCAGGACCAATTTAGCTTAATTGTCACTGGTCATGCGGGTTTTAACGATTACGGACGTGATATCGTCTGTGCTGCTGTTTCGATTTTGTTGGAGCATACAGCTAATCATTTAGCCAACGCAGTTGTCAAAGACGACGGTATCCGTTACGAACTAATAGCAGTGATTACTGGTAATGTCGATCAGGCTTTTGTTTTGGCATTAAAAGACACATTATGTCTGATATCCGGAAGCTACCCGAAAAATCTATCGGTATCCGTTGAAGGTTGATTATGGCCGATAAAGATAAGCTCACTTATTGGGAATTAAGGGCGGTTAGAAACGAGCAGAAAGCCCACGATCAGGCCAATGACAAAGTCGATGTAATTACTAATGCCTATCTTCGTTCACGGGATTATCTAACAAATCAAGTCGATAATATCTACAAACGATATTTTGGGGACGGTCAGTTTGCCGAAGAACAGATCAAAGATATTTTAAACACGAGCGTCAGTCCAAGCGAATTGGTCACTTTGCGGGCTTTGGCCAAAAACATTTCTGATCCGCAATCCAAAAAGCAGGTTGTTGATTATTTATCGGCATTGGCAGCAAAAGGCCGGATTACCCGACTGGAAGAAATAAAAGCCAAAGCATATATATCCGTTAAAAGAGCTGCCAATATTGAACTTAAGGAGTCAACTGATCTATATACGCAGGTTATCCAGGAAGCTTGGAACCAGGCGACGGCCGAAGGAATTATCGGAGATGTAACTAAAGACGTTCAATTATACGAAAAAGGCTATGCTCCTGAACTGGATAAGACAAATAGAACGATTAAAATCGTCAATCCGAATACCGGCAAAACGATCACAAAAGTTAAAGCGATACCTGATAAAGAAATCAAAACATTTAAGCAGTTATCGGATAGTTATGTTAAAAAGGCTTTAAATCAACGTTGGCAGGGCAAAAATTACTCTAACCGTATTTGGAACAATACAGATGCTTTAGCGGATAAATTGGATGAACTATTCACGACGCAATCAATATCGGGCATGAGTGAATACGATATGGCCAGAGCGATTGAAAAGGAGTTCGGAACCGGCATTTATAACGCCAAACGTTTAATCAGGACTGAAGCCAATTACTTTCACAACCAGACAAAACTTGATGGTTGGAAAGCACACAAGGTTAAAGAATACCAGCTGGTTGCCGTGCTGGATAATCGAACATCGCAGATATGTCGAAAAAAAGATGGTCAAGTATTTTTGGTTAAAGACGCTAAATGTGATGGGGCAGAAGGGAATTACCCGCCTTTTCATGTTTTTTGCCGAACCGTGGCCGTGATCCATTTTGCTAATAGTCCTTATACAGGAACTAGAACGGCCAATAATCCAAACACAAAAACAGCTTTCCAACTGAAACAAAATAAGACTTATCAGGATTGGGAAGAAATTGTTAATCAATCAAAATGACTTTTGACCTGTCGCATGTCTTTAAACTAGGCAAATAACCAGCGTGTACGGGTTTAACTACTCCAACATATTTATTAATCAAAGCATCGTATATGGGATTTTCCTGTATGGGGTGCTTTTTTTATGGAGCGAATTAGATGTGTACGAGCCAAGGAGAAAAAATGTTAAAGAAAGTTAGTTTTTACAGTTCGTTATTGAACTTGCAGCGCTTTGCTGAGGGTGGTGAAGGATCGGAAGGAGATCCTACAGGAAACGAAGATGATCAAGGGCAGAAAAATCCTCAAGGCAAAGAAAATACAACCGAGCCGTTTAAATCTTTTAAAACTGAAGACGAGTTTAATAGCTGGTTTGATTCGGCTTACGATAAACGCTTTGAAAAATCTTCGGAAACGTTAAAAGCCAAGTGGGAAGCGGAATCCAAGCAGCAAAAGTCATATGAAAAGATGACCGACGCTGAGAAAAAGGAATATGACCTCAACCAAGCCCAAGAAAAACTTAACCAGCGTGAACAGGAAGTAGCTATCAAAGAAAACCGCGCCAATATCACCAACAAATTGGCTGAAGACGGGCTCCCGGTTAATCTTGCCAAAGCTTTCGAGCCGGCATTTTCCAATACGGACAATCTGGAAACTATCTATAAAGCAGTTACCGAAGGTTTTAGAAACGCTTTAAAAGAGGGCGTTGACAAGGCTTTGGCTGATTCGTCCACTGTTCCGGGAACTAGCGGCAGCGGGGCACAAAAATCTTCTGGTGCTGTATTTGCCGAATCCAATAACAAACAAAAGGCTGGTTCCAAAACTATTTGGGACACAGTCAAATAAATCAAGGAGAAGTATCTATGTACATTAAACCCAAAGTAGAAGTCAATCAGCTTAACTTTTTGGCTTCTCAAAAAGTAGTGTCGTTTACACAAACAATTGATTCTACTAATTACAACGTTAAGACCGATGAACTAGGTCACAAAGTGATTCCTGCAGGGACCGTCTTTCCAACCAATGACGATAAGGCAATCGGTGTCACTTACAACGAAGTTGACGTCACCAACGGACCTCAACCAGTAGCGGTTATCCAGGAAGGTTGGCTACTAGGTCAAAGATTGCCAGTTGTTCCAACCACCGCAGCAATCACAGCTATGTCTACGATTCATTTCAAGGATATTGCCGATCTTAATATCGATGCTGGTAGCGGTGAATAAAAACAATTGGAATTAAAAGGAGAAATTATTAATGTTAAAAACAGTTAATTTACAGCGTTTTGCCGACATTGCAGAGTTATTTTCGCAAAAAGATGTTTTGGATTATACCCGCAATCGTGAGTATCCGGTTCTTTTGGGAGACTCGTTATTTCCTGCACGCAAAACTCAATCACTCGAACTGGACGAGTTAACAGCTGGAGCCAGGACACCGATAATTGCATCGTTATCGGCTTTTGATGCCGAAGCGGAGATCGGCAGCCGGGAAGCCAGCAAGCTTTCTTTGGAACTTGCCTATATCAAGCGCAAACTGCAGATCAAAGAAAAGGATCTGATCGCCTTGCAAAATCCACGGACACCTGAAGAACAGAAATACGTTCAAGGCCGCGTCTATAACGATATCGATGTTTTGGTTCAGGGTGTTTTGGCACGTGTCGAAAAGATGACCATGGATGTTCTTTCAACCGGAAAGATTATCGATAAGGACTTAGATATTTCACTTGATTACCAAGTTCCAAGCGAACACCAAGCCACCCTGACTGCAAGCAAGACTTGGGATAACGATGGTGTCGATATTTTAGCCAACCTTACTTTCTGGTCAGACTCTTTGGATATTGCTCCAACCCGTGCTTTGACCTCTAAGAAAATCTATCGTCTGATCACGACTAATGCCAAGGTCCTGCAGGCTATTTTCGGAACTTCCACCCGTGCATTGAGCCAAACTGAATTTGACGCCTTTATGCAGTCGCAGGGACTTCCTGTTATTCGTACTTACGACAACAAGTATAAAGAGCAGGGCAAAGACGGCAAGTACACTTCCGAACGTTATTTCCCTGAAAACCGGATTGTTTTAATGAATGACGATTTGCTGGGCGAGAAAATCTTTGGACCAACACCTGAAGAAATCAGTCTGTCCGGAGACTCAAGCGTCAAGACCAGTCAATTCGGCAATGTCTTTGCCACGATCTATAAAGCAAGTATCGATCCGGTCGGTGTATGGGAAAAAGCTGCCGCAACTGCCTTGCCTGGATTTGCAGCGGCCGATGAAGTCTTTCAGGCACAGGTTCTCGCTTAATTTCAGGAGGTTCAGGCAATGAATGATACAGAACAAATTCAAGCCCTGATTACTCGATTGGGCATTGGCAAAGAATTGGCAACCGACTTCTACAACGATGGTGTAGCACAGGTTCTTGACTACACAAATCGAAAGAAGCTAGTCGGTAATATGCCGGTTTACGCTAAAAAGCTTGCCATCATTGCCTTCAACCGTAACGGAACCGAAGGTGAAACCGAACGTGTCGAAGGTGGCGTTACCAATGAATTCGAAGCCGGGATTCCTTTGAGTATTCGGCAAAGTTTGGCCAAATATCGCAGGGCCGTAATCGGAGAACTGCCATGAGATTAAAAGAGAGCGATTTAAAGACCGTTTATCTGCGTGAATTGATTCATGGCCAGGACGAAGAAGGCCACGATTTAAAACCGTCATGGGGAGAAGCGATCGAATTGCAAATGAATATTCAAAGCGCCGGCGGTTCTGTAAATGCTCAAATTTGGGGCAAAGAACTTAAGTACATTAAGTCCTGCCGTTATCAGGGCGACTTGATAAGAGAAGGTGTTAACGAGAACTGGGGAATTTGTTTGTATGCTACAAGTAATAGCGATCCAGATTATCTGATCGATTCGATTCAGACCTTTTCCACTCATAAAAATATCACCTTAGAAAAACGGGATAAGGGAAGTGGAACAAATGGCTGAAATCGAGATTAAAGGACTTGATCGTTTGAAATCCAAACTACAGCGCCTGCCGAAAATTATGAAAAATTCGGCTTATGATGCCAACTTCGATATTGTCGAAAAGGTTGAAGGCTATGCCGTTAGAGAACTTCAATCGAGTGTCAAACATGGCAGTGGAGAACTGGCACGGAGCCTGAAATATGAAGTAGTCGATAAAGAAGGCAATCTTGTCGGTCGTGTCTGGACCGATAACCCGGTTGGCGTCTATCGAGAATTAGGAACAGGACTTCACGGACAGGAATCGCCTAAGAATTTGCCGGAAGGACAAAGTATTGCTTACCGGCAAACACCCTGGTTTATTACAGCCGAAGAGGTCGATGGTGATTTGAATGCCTTGTATGGAATTCCAAAGATCGAAATCAACGGCAAAATTTTTTATCGAACCAGTGGACAACCGGCCAGGCAATTTTTGGTGCCGGCCATTCAACAGGTCGAAGACGAAGCGCCAACCATTATTAAGAATCGTGTTCAAAGCGATTTGCACGATCAGTTAGGAGCTTCATGACAGAGATAATCAACATGAGTTCCAAAACTTTTCAGCTGCTGAAGTCTATCAGCGATATTAAACAGGTCGCAAGCAACTATCCCGACAGTTTTACAGTTTATCCGACTGCTATTTATCAGACTTCTCATAAAGCACACTTCGTCAATAACCATATGCAGGAGATGCAGACGGAATGGACGATTACGGTTGACTTGTTTGTCGACTACGGCAGCTTAACAGATATTACAAATAAGCTCATATCGCTTTTTAGAGCTATGGGCTTTTTAAATGACACGGCCAGCCAAGATCTTTCCGGTATTACCAGAACAGTGATTCGCTTTACTGGGATCGTTGATAACGAGCTGGGCCGTGTCTATCAGAAAGGATAAAGATGAAAAAAATTAATTTACAACGCTTCACCGGGACAGTCGATTCAAGTGCTGGACTTATCGCTACGGGAACAAAACTGGAATATTCGTCTAATGGTACTGCTTTTTCAGAAGTTGCCGACGTTCAGACGGTCCCTGATATCGGACAGGCACCCGAAACGGTCGATGTTACTTCTTTGACCGATACGAAGCGCAAGAGCGTTTCTGGTTTGGCCAATGCCGCCAATCTGGCTTTTCAGGTTGTCTACAAAGGAGACAATTTCAAAGACCTGATCGCAAAAGACGGTGACGGTGTCCAATACCATTGGCGTGTTACTTACCCGGACGGAATGACGGCAACCTTCACCGGTTCGTTTTCATTGCAGATGGGTAACGTGGCTGTTAACGGGGCATTGAACTTTACGATCACGGTCGTTGTTTCAGATGGCCCGAACTTCGCTGCCGCTACAGCGTCAACAGGAGAATAAAAAAATTTGTCGCCTAACAAATCAACAGTTCCTTATGGGGCGGCCTTAATGGAGAAAATTAATGGTAAAAAAAGCAACAAAAAGCCTTCAATTCGGCGGATTAACGCTGGAATTAAAAATAACTTCCCGTGATGTTTTAAATATCGAGAAGCGTTTGGGCAAGTCAATGATGAGCTTGTTTATGTCTGGTGACGGTTCGATGAAACTGCCGCCTTTAAACGAAATGTTGATTGTATTGCAAGGATCCAACCAAACACACGGTGTATCCGACAGCGATATTTTAAAGGCTTTCGGCAAGTATTTCGATGACGAAGGCCATTCACCAATGGAATTATTTTCCGTGCTGACCGATTTGTTTCAGGACTCCGGTTTTTTCGGCAAAAAGGATTCGGCTTCGAAGACAGTTTTGGAATCGGCACCGGTCCTGGACAACCAGCCAAAAGAGGACAGCGACCTGCTTTAAAAGAAAAGTATTCGACTGTTTCGGAACTGCTTTATGCTATTTATCCCTTATCGGTTCAATCCGGCATCGATGCCGAACAGTTTTGGGAAATGAATTTTGAAGAGATTATGGTACAGACCTTGGCCAACAATCAAAACAAAGTTCAACAAATGCGCATGCGGGCGATTATGGATCACAAGCAATCCGAATTGATGGCTTATGCCTTAAACGATCCTTCCAAGATGCCAAAAGCAGAAGAAGCCTATCCGTTTCTAAAACAGTTTGAAAAGGTCCAGGACAAAGTACCTGATTGGAAAAGAGACCAGCTGCTATTAATGCAGCAGGCTCAAAGGATTAAAGCGGCTAAAAGCTGAATAATCGGATAAAAAGATGAAAGGAGGTTAATCACATGGAGCTAGAAGAACTCGAAGTTCTTTTCAAAATGAACACCAGCCAGATCCAGCCGATGCTGGACAAACTGCAAAGTTCTTTTCAACAAGCACTCGGCAAGACTGCCGATACGGCTAAGACCGGCATGGAAAAAACCGAAAGTGCCATGGATGTTTCCAAGGGAATGGCGAAGGTTTCCAGCCAGCTGTCCAAATTAAACGAGACAATCGGCATCCACTTCGATCGGATGAAAACGACAGTCGGCCAAGGTACCGCAAAGATCGATCAAAGCAGCGGCAACATGTTCGGGTCGACAAAACAAAAAGTCGGCCAGGACCTTGATTCCGTTCTGGCAATTATCAATTCCAAAATGAATCAGGCAAAAGCCGCACAGGCCAAGATACACGATCTGATGAATCAGAAAAGTTCTTTGGCCGTCGATCAGCAGACGGGTACTCAAGGCGTTAAGTTCGATAGTCAGATTGCTACGGCACAGGCTCAAATGACCCGTTATCAAACTCAGGCCAGAGCTCTTGCTCAATCGATGAAAACGGAATTCAACGAAGTTCCCGATTCGCTCTATCGGATTTCTTCGGCCATGGATCAAAACGAGACGAAGATCAATGGTCTTAATTCCCGTTTGAAATCCTTGCAGGGAGAATACAAGGATGTTGCCGAAACGATGAATCTGATGGGCAACAGCAGCAAACTGGAAAAGCAGAGTGCCTACCTGGAAAAATCGATGATGAGCGTTCGAGAGCAGATTAATAAACTGGTCAGTTCAAACGACAGTCTAAATAAATCCTATGCCTACGTTTCGGATCGGGGAGAAAAACTTAAGTCGGTCGTCGGGAGTCTGGATACAACGCTTGCCAATAATTCCAAAATGGCCACGGCTTCGTCTTCTTCGATGAGAAACATGGGATCGTCCATGAATGAAGCCGGTGGCCGTATGAGAAAAATGGGCAACGACGGCAATTCATCAATGGACAAAATGGCTGCCGGGACAAGAAGGTCTTATACGGCTTTAGGCGAATTGGTCAGGCAGGTCCGTTTTCTTCCGGCTATGCTGGTTGTTTACGGACTGCTTTATCAGGGGATTATGAACCTGGCTTCCGGATTTATGAGTGCTTTGAAAACCAATACACAGTTTTCAAGCAGCCTTAATCAGATTCAGGTTAACCTTCTTACGGCCTTTTACCCGATTTACAGCTATATACTGCCGGCAATCAATTCTCTGATGGCTGCTTTAAGCAAAGCAACTGCTTGGATTGCTCAGTTTGTTGCCGCACTGGCCGGCATGAGCTATTCGGCCGCCCGTAAAGGGGCTTCCGGATTATACTCGCAAATTCAAGCTATGAACGATACTTCGTCGGCTTCTAAAAGTTCAGCTGCTGCAATCAAAAAAGCCAATGAGCAGATTGCTGCTTCCAACAAAGCTGGTGCTGCTCAGGTCAAAGCGGCCAACAAGCAGATAACAGCTTCCAACAAAGAAGCTCAGGCTGCTTTTGAAGAGACGAAGAAAAAGAACAAAGAACTGGCTGAATCTCTGATGGGCTTTGACGAGATCAACGTGCTTGATAAAAGTTACGGCAATGATTCTCTGCAGGCTCCCGAAAAACAGTCTCTGCAGACTTTCACACCGCAGGACAAGCAGACGGCCGACAGTTCCGATCTTTCTTCAGGTACTGGTGGAGGATTGGATTTCAGTGCTCCTTTAAAACAGTCCAACAAATTGATTGGCGTCATTCAGGGATTAAAGAAAATCCTTGGCGAACTGTTCGATCCAATGCAGCAGGCTTGGCAGGCCAAGGGGCAAAAGGTTGTCGATTCCTTTAAAAATGCCTGGAATCAGATTTTGAAACTGCTGGGCGATGTCGGCCAGTCGTTTCTTCATGTCTGGGATGGCGGAACTGGTGAAAAGATCATGGCCAATATCTTTGATATTATCGCCAACGTCTTTAATATTGTCGGCAACCTGGCCGGGCAGTTTGACAAAGCTTGGAAGCACGGCGATGTCGGCACATCAATCTTTAAAACACTATTGGGCTTTGTCAATGATTTTCTTTCGGCATTAAATGATATGACATCGGCCACAGCCAAGTGGGCTTCTAAGATTGATTTCACGCCGTTATTGCAGTCAATTGACGGACTGTTAAAGGCCATCAGGCCAATTCTAAAAGATGTTTGGGATGGACTGGACTGGGGATACCAGCATGTGCTGTTGCCATTAGCGACATTTGCGATTACTGATTTGATTCCGGATTTCTTTGATCTAGTCAGTGCGGCTCTAAAAGTAATCGGCAGTATCATCAATGCTTCTAAACCGGCTTTTAGCTGGTTTTGGGATTCCTTTCTCGAACCTTTGGCCAAATGGACCGGCGGGGCGATTGTTGGTGTTTTAAAAACGCTAACTAATGCTTTAAGCGGCGTTTCTGGTTGGGTCGACAAGCATCAAAAAGCTGTCGAATTTATCGCTAAAACCCTGTTACAGATGTTTACCTTTAAAGTCGGCTTTGGTGCTTTGAACACAGGTGTTGGCCTGATTGGAAAAATTGCCGATAAAGCAGTTATTCTCGGCGGCAAAGGGAATGTCTTGGCCTCGTTTTTTGGAAAGATTACCGGTTTAAGCAGTTTGAAAGAAGCTGCTACCAATGTTAAAACCTTGTGGTCTTTAGCTTCCATGAAATGGGAGGATTTTGCTAAAGGCGTGACGGGCATGGCCAGCGCCATTAAGAACTGGTCTGCCTGGTCTAAGATTGCTACTGCTGCTCAGGCAGCATGGAATGCGGTTCTTGCAGTGAACCCAATCTATTTGGTTGTGGCGGCAATTGCTGTTTTGGTTGCCGGGCTCGTTTGGTTCTTTACGCAAACGAAGACCGGACAGAAAATCTGGTCTGATTTTATCAAGTGGCTGAAGAATGCTTGGACGGATATTCAAAAGTTTTTTGTCAATCTTTGGAATGCCATTGCCAAGTTCTTCAGCGATATATGGAACGGCATGAAAACAGCTGGTTCCAAAGCCTGGAATTGGATTTCTGATGCCTTTAAAAATACTTTCAATGGCATCGGATCCTTTTTCCGCAGCATTTGGAACGGCCTGGCCACTTTCTGGAACAATATCTGGGGAGGTTTGAAGTCGACCGGTTCCAACGCTTGGAATTGGATTTCTAAAACAATCAGTGGTGTGCTGGGCGGTATTAATTCAGGCTGGCGTTCGATGTGGAACGGCATAGGAAGTTTCTTTACCGGTGTTTGGAACGGGATTAAAAGCACGGTTAAGACCGCTATGAATGATGTTATTGGTTTTATCAATAGCGGTATTAAAGGGATTGATTCGGTCATTCATGCTTTTGGCGGTTCTAAAACAGCCATTGGATTAATTCCTAAATTTGCCAAAGGAACGCCCGGAGCTCCAAAAGGCTTGGCAATGGTTAATGATGGTGGCGGTCAAGAAGCCATCATCGACAATCAGAAAAATGTGCATGTTTTGGATGGAGAAAATCAGCTTGTTGATTTCGAAGGCGGGGAAACGGTTATTCCTTATGAAGCGTCAAAGCCCTTGTTAGGCAATGGAATTAACCATTTTGCCAATGGAACTTTTGGCTGGCTTTCCGGATTTGGCAACTGGATAAAAGACAAATGGGAATCGATTACTAAATTCATTTCCAATCCTGTCAAATCTTTGCAAAACATTGCCGGAGACACGATCAAAAGTTTATCCGGCGGCAAGTCCAGCTTGGTTTCCAATATCGCTCCTGCTTTGGGCGGTGGATTGATAAACGGTATTGCAGCACCATTCAAAAGCTTATTGAGTTCCTTTAAAAGTAAGCACGATGCAGAAGACGAATCGCCAGCCGGATCTGGGGTCCAACGCTGGAAAGATACGGTTAAAAAAGCGTTAAGCAAAAATAATCTATCTACCAGTACTTCAATGGTCAACAGAATACTAAGGCAGATCCAAACTGAATCGGGTGGTAACGAAAAAGCGGTACAGCATGGCTATACCGATGTGAATTCAATCAGCGGTGATTTGGCCAAAGGCCTTATGCAGGTTATCTCTGCTACTTTTAATCATTATAAATTTTCAGGGTATGGAAATATTTTTAAAGGTTACGATAACCTGCTGGCTGCTTTGAACTATGCCAAACATCGTTACGGACCTTCTCTCTCTTATCTGGGACGGGGTCATGGATATGCCAACGGTGGTCTAATCGATAAGGACGGAATGTATCGGGTCGGCGAAGGAAATAAACCAGAGATGGTGCTTCCTTTGACTGATACTCCTAGAGCAATGGAACTTATTAAACAGGCAATGAAGTTTATGGGTCAAACCTTTGGAAATGGTTTGCAAATGCCGTCTTCTCTTACCAGTGAAACTGATTTAAATAGTTTGAACGCAGCAACTGGCAATCAAAGCAGCAACAATCAGGGAGGAATTAATCAATTTGGCTCAAATATTGTTAATGCTTTGGTTCAGGCTTTGCAGATGAATACCGGAAACTCAGCTGCCAACAGCCAACCGGTCGATTTGAATCTAACAGTTCAAATTGGCAATGAAACGATTGGCAATGCAGCTATTAAAGGAATCAACGAAGTTAATCAAAAGAACGGAAGAAACATGCTGAAACTATAAAAGGAGGCGGTTAAACTTGGCACAATATGCTTTATCGATTAATGGGGCACAGGTTAAAAGCCCGCAAACATTAGAATGCGCCGTCCAGGATATCGATGCAAAAGCTGACCGTGACTCCAATGGACTTTTGCATCGGGATCGGGTCGCTGTGAAAAGGAAACTCTCTGTAAAATGGGGGCCTTTAACGGTCAGCGAATGCAAAACGATTTTAACTGCCATGTCTGGGCAGTTTTTTTCTTGCACTTATTTGGATCCTCAGGAAGGTACCTTATCGACGAGAACGTTTTATGCAGGTGATCGGACAATGCCGGTTTATACGTTCAACGAACAGCTGTCCACTTATGTTTGGCAAAATTTATCAGTTGACTTTATCGAACAATAAAACAGAAAGGAGGGTAAATATTTGATTATACAAACTACAGCTGCCACGGCTGCCTGGAAAGCATCCCAAAGAACGCTTGATACAGTGGTGACAATTGACGGAACGGATTATCACACGTCTGATATAACATCAATTGCCTATGACGGCGGGGCATTTACCGGCGATACATTTTCGATCGGGTCGACTTATGAAAACAGTGTCACGATAACTTTTTCCCACTTGGTCGAGGGTTTTGTTCAAGGACAATTAGTGGCGCCAAAAGTCGGTGTCAAATTGGTGGATGGAACTTTCGAGTACAGTCCGTTGGGAATATTCGTTATTTCAGACGATATCGAAATGGACCGGAACAATGATGTAACGACTATCAAAGCTTACGACTTGATGTGTATGCTGGAAGGAACTTATACCTCAAAACTCACTTATCCGGCCAAAATGACAGACGTTATTGCCGAGATTGCGAGTTTGTCCGGAGTACCGTTGAATTCTGACGATATTGCCCGTTTGCCTCTTATGAATAACCTGGCCAAAGCAATTACCGGACAGACTTATCGAAATGCGATCGGGTGGATAGCCCAGTTTTATAGCGGTTTTGCCTTGTTTGATCGTGACGGCAAGCTGACAATCAGAACGATTAACGATACGGATTATGCGATTGATGCTGGCCAGTATTTACAAGGTGGCCTGACCAAAAATGAAGCTGCCTATGTGATCGGTGGGATTCAATGCCAGGTCACGACCACTACGACTGATTCGGACGGTAATTCGACTGACGACACGGTCACTTTACAGTCCGGTAGCAGTGCGGGCTCGCAGGTTCAATTGACTAATAACGTCATGACCCAAGAACGGCTTGACGCAATCTGGACCAAACTGCAGAATCTGGCTTTCTATCCTTTTAGTCTGAATTGGTTCGGTAATCCAGCGATTGAAGCAGGCGACTGGTTTGCTTTGCAGGACACGAAGGGCAATCGATTCAACGTACCGAATTGTTCTTACACGATGACCTTTGATGGTAGTTTTTCTTCTGTTTCGTCGGCCCAACAGACTTCGACATCGTCCGACATTTATTCTTACAATGGCGATTTAACATCGGCTATCAATAAATTAAAATCGCAAACGGCCGGGTTAAATTCCTATACGCATATTGCTTATGCTGATGACGCTACTGGAAAAGGTTTCTCACAAGACCCCACTGGCAAAACCTATTTGGGCGTTTACACGGATTCCAATTCTATCGATAGTACGGATCCGGCTAAATACGTTTGGATGAAAACAAAAGGTAGTGATGGAACAGCTGGAGAAAAAGGAGACACCGGACCCGCCGGGCCGCAAGGCATTAAAGGCGATACGGGTTCCAATGGCCAAACTTCTTATCTTCATATTGCTTACGCCGATTCTGCCGATGGAAAAACGAATTTCAGTATTACTTCTGCCGGATTAAGGCAGTATATCGGAACTTATACGGATTTTACATCGACAAGTAGTTCTGATCCGACTAAATATGTATGGCAGCAGACTAAAGGAGATACTGGTGCACAGGGACCCGCCGGAACTGATATCACAGCGATCACTTATGGATCGACTGCTCCAAGCAGCCCTAAAGAAGGGGATGTTTGGTATAAGCCCAACGGCAATTCTATTCAGATTGAAATTTATCATAACGGTTCATGGGTGCTCGATATCGATGATTCGATCGGGCAGAGAATTACCGATGCAACCAAAGACGTGCTGGCCAGTGCCAAAACTTATACCGATGATACGGCAAAAAATGTAATTGCCGAATTAAGTTCGGCCAACAAAATTGTCAATTCGGAGTTTGATACAGATACAGCTCAAAAGAATGTTGTTGAAAGTTCAACAACTGTGCCGACTCCTAATTCAAAAGGATATGCCGATCAAACAATTGTCGGACGCAATCTGCTGAGAAACACGAGTGCTTTTGCTAATACGGATCACTGGAGCAATTCCGGTGGCGGTTCTTCTTTAGCAATTGTTTCTCATGCTTTTTATCAAAACGGTCAAGGCAAATTACTAAAACTTTCGACTTCCGGAACTACGGAAGTATTTTTAATGTCCGAGCACTTTTCCGTTCAAGCCGGTGAAAGCTATACCTTTCAGATTAAAGCCTTCAATAACTCCAATGTTGCTTCAATGGATTTCTTTGCTTTGGGACGCCCAACGGGCAGCACTTCCGATTATACGAAGGTTGTCGCAAGTAAATTAAACATGCAGCCTTCGATCAGCGGTATTGGCACTTTCTCATTTTCTTTTACAGTTCCCGATGGTATCGGAGAACTTTATATAAGGATTGATAACAACGGTTCTAAGGTTTCCGGCAGCAGTGCCGATCTTTATGTTGCTGAAATGAAATTGGAAGTAGGATTTTTGACTCCTTACATTAAAGCGCCTGAAGATTTAGCTATTGCCAATTGGCAGGATACGATTGTTCATGATCCGGTAGATGGAACTTATGTTGTTTCCGGTACGACATCAACTAAAGCCTCAACGGTTCAAGTAAAGAACTCAGCCGGTACAATTGTTGCATCTCAGGATCTTAGCCAGCCTAAAAATTCCGATCAGACATTTACCCAAGGCAGCTTTTCGGTTGTGACTCACGATAACGACGATGGGACCGGCACGGCCAGTATTCCTACTCCGGCTGCTGGTACTTCTTTGATAGTTGTCGATGAATTAAATAAAAATATTTATTCGAACAACAATATGAGTGTTCCTAATCTAGCTAAGGATAGCGAAATGCTATTGGGACTGAGTGGAACTGATTCGGATCCGCATTTTTCTTATAACTTGGCAGGCTTTGTATCGATTGTTGCCAACGGATATAACGGCCACAATGTCTTGGATATCAAAAGATCCAGCGGTTCCGGAACTTTGGTGGCGATTACGGCATATCAAAATTCGGTTCCAGGAGATGCCTGGTCGATGGGATTTTATTACCGGGTTCTCACTGATACAACTTTTTCAAATGATTCTTCCTGTTACTTTGATCCAAGAACATCAACCGGGACCGCAGCAACTGTACAAGGGAAAACCATTTTAACCGCTGGAACCGCATGGAGGCATGTAAAAGTCGAAGATGCAGTAATGCCAAGTACGACTGCCAAGGTACGCTTTCGTTTCGATATGTTGGGGACTGGTCATATACAGATCGCACTCCCAATGATGGTTAAAGCTGTAAAAGCAGTCGATTATGTATCGGATACAATTGACGTTTCCAAGTGGGCGGCAACACTGCCAGCAGATGGAAAAAGCTATAAAGCTACGATCAAAGCGCCTAAAGATACGACAGCAACAATTTTGAATTTTAATATGCTGACAGCGATTGATCGATATAATTTTTCGTTTTCTTTTCCGGCGATTATGGGAAATTACACGCTGGCTTTGTCGGAGGCGACTTATTCTTTTGCAGTTCAGCAGAATCTTTTTCCAGTTACTTCGAACGGATATGTAGTTTCAAAGACTGGTGTCATTTCCGGAAAAGCACCTAATAATACTTCTGTGATTTACCTTCTGTCCAGTTCGGCAGGAAGCTATTCGACCGGCGTTCAATCAGATGGCAGTTTTGCTATTGCAGTCAACACGGACGGCAGCAGCTATACGATTCATGCCGAATACCAGCAAAGCTATCTTGGCCTGACCGACTGGCACGATTTCAGTCCGGACCTGCCGGCTTCTTCCTATATATCAGCTAATGAACTTGTTTCTGGATCCAAAGTTATCGAAGTGACTAACAATACACTTTATGCTGATGATATTCCGAGCTTTGCCAATGTTGCGATCTCTGTTGGCGCTCAGTTTAAATTGATTTCTGGGACGGCTAAATTGGCCGTTGTTTTTTATAAAAACGATGGAACCAATCTGGGAACCCAATCGGTTTCGATTGCTGGCAGCGATTGGACGAATTTTAGTTTGATAAATATCGTTACACCGGCAAACGTCGATTATATCCGGGTTATGGTCCAGGCACTATCCGGGACCGTTCGCTTTACTCGGGCCATTTTGGTATTTTCGGCCAGTCTGCCGGCTTATACGCCGGGCATCGGGATTTCCGGCAAAGGCGTTCTTGGTTTGTTCAACAACAATTATGTGTTGGGGATGTTAAGCAATGCCGGAGCTGTGGTTTCCGGTATCAACGGCAATGCAGACGGTCTGCGTTTGACAGGCAAAACAATTTCTTTGGATGGCGATACGGTGGCCACTGGCGATTTTTGGGCAAGCCAGATTAATGCGATCAAAATTAACGCTGCCAACATCGTAGCCGGTGAGCTCGATGCCAATATTATTCACGTTATCCACCTGGATGTTTCCAGTCTGACCGGCGATATTACTTCGTTTATTAAATCTAATTGGGCAGATCCTTATGGAAACAATATTGATATTGAAGGATCGGAAATTTCTCTGCATGACAACCAAAAAAACTACGAAATGCTTATCAAGGCTAGCGAGATCGATATCAATAACCTAAACGACGGTTCCTACACGAAAATAAGTAATGGAAATATTGAAATGGCTAATAGTTCGCCAACTGGTCACATCGAAAGCGTCGGCGGTTTATTGCTCGGAGAAAATGTTGTCGACGAACGCTTGAATGGCATCTATTTAATTGCCAACACTTATGGCAAAGGCGGGACAAACCATAATATCGATAGCGATAGTTATTGGGCTGCCGATGATGTCGGGATTGCATATAGAAACGATTCCACAAATGAAAATTTCGGTGTCGCTTATCGCTACAACGTCACCAGCGGGCTCAACCTGTTTTTTGCTCCGGTCGATTTCAATGGCTATAAATTCAATATCCAGGGAGCTGGGGAAACTTTTAATCTGACATGGGTATCATGGTCCGATCTTTCTTCCGGCTGGAAGTACCCAGCCATTCATTCTTATGGTTCAGCAGCTAAAGGCGGTATCGCAATTGGCGGAAATGCCGTCTATGCATTTGGATTAGCCGGGCGTACGCAATTAATTTAATTTGAGAAAGGGCATAAAATATGCACACTACACTAAATCAGGACTTTAAAGACGTCAACGGAAACGTTCTTTACACTTTGTCGACGGTTTTGAACGGGGATGGCAAGACACCTGTTGTCCAGACAGTTGGAAGCACAGCCCCTGTGGGTTTCAACGATGATGGTTCTCCGATTATGCCTCAAGTAGACGAAGAAAAACTTTTGGCTGATCAGCAGTCTTTTATGTCTCGAGCCATCACGGTTCAAAAAGTATTAAGTCAGTCCAACGGGATTGATCCGTCGCTAGTAAATATGATTGGAGCTGAAAATGATTCAAAAAATAACACTTAAGAGGCGTTTTCTAGCAGCTTCGATTAAACTCTTGGCTGATCTGGCTAATTCAGGCGGAATGAATGTCAAAGAGGCTAGAGCAGTCAAGTTCTTTATTAGGGACGCAAGTCCAAAACAACAAGAGATTCAGGAAATAACCAAAGACCTAGTCGAAAAGCATGCCGGAAAGTACGACAAAAAAGCTGTGCCTTTCTTTAAAGACGATTCCATCGAAAAAGACTTTTACAAAGACTTGTTTGATGCCCTTGACGAAACGATTACGATCCTTGCCGCTTTTGACCAGCAATTTACTGTCTTAAAACATTTCTTTGATAACTACGAGGGGGAGTTACCAAAAGGCAATCGAGTTGGTTTTGATATTTTTACGGATGCTTTAGAGAAAGGGAACACTGATTAATGGAAGCTTTCTTTAAAGATGCCTTGACTTTCTTAGGAGTCATTCTGGCTGCTTATGTGACGGCCAAGATTACGGCTTCTCTTAAAAATGAACCAACCTTTGCCGATAGAGTGATCCAACAGACAGACACGATCGTTAATCTGCAAGGCAACGTATCCGAACTAAAGGATAAACAGCTGGAGGCCGAAGAACGGCATACCAAAGATACGGAACTGATAAAAAAACTCTTGGATCAAAACCAAGAGAATCAGAAACTGATCAAGACCTTACGGGATCAAAACAAAATCCTAAAAAAGCAGAATAAACTCTTGTCCGATTATGCTAAACGTAATGGTTTTCCTTTGGATGATATCCTGGCAGGCAAAGCATCATGAACAAACAATTTAATCTATTAAAACTTATATACAGCACTGGCTTATTCTTGGCCGGCGTTTTTATTTTGGAGGTTATCCTACATTGAAAACTAAATTAAAAATCTTATCAATGGCAGTTGTCTTACTACTGTCCTTTTCTTTATCGCTGTCAGCCTACGCCACTAAAGGAGATCAAGGAGTGGATTTAAGCCACTATCAGACAAGCACAGCCGAGTTCGGGCAGGCAAATGACAAGTTTGCCATTATCCAGATCGGTGGCTATTACGATGGCTACTTTAGTCCACAGTCGACTTATGCTACACAAGTTGCAAGTACGATCGCCCAAGGCAAAAGGGCACACACCTATATTTATGCTCAATTCTCCAGCAATATTCAAGCCGATCAGATGTTAAATTATTATCTACCCAAGGTTCAAACACCTAAAGGCTCGATTGTGGCTTTGGATGTTGAATCAGGCAACCCGAACACTGCCAGTGTTAAATACGCTTTAGACAAAGTCCAGGCAGCTGGTTATACGGCTGTCTTGTATGGTTACAAAGCTTTTTTAACTTCACACCTTGATCTTGAAAGCTTAGCTAAGGCTTATCCGCTTTGGATGGCTGAATATCCCAACTACAACGTAACAACCAGTCCCAACTATAATTACTTTCCAAGTTTTAGTAATATCAATCTATTTCAATTCACCAGTACCTATAAAGCCGGTGGTTTAGATGGTGACATTGATTTAACTGGGATTACCGACAATGGTTATAAAGGGACGACCACAGCCTCAACTGGTGGTACAGCCGTAAAAACAACCACTTCTACACCAGCAGTTTCTGCAGGACAACAAGCCAACAACACTCCAAAGAGTTCGATCGTTGTTGGTGATACGGTCAAGGTCAACTTCTCGGCTTCTAAATGGTCGACTGGCGAATCAATTCCTAGCTGGGTTAAAGGACAAAGCTATAAAGTTAGTCAGGTATCGGGTAACAACGTCTTACTTGCCAATATTAGTTCCTGGATTAGCAAGAGTAACGTTGAGATTCTATTGACTGCTTCAACTAATTCATCACTTGATTCTGATGGTTCAGCTTCGACTTATACAGTTCAATCAGGCGACACTTTATCGGCAATAGCTACTAAGTATGGAACTACTTATCAGAACCTAGCTGTATTAAACGGGATTGGCAGTCCTTACCTGATTATTCCAGGAGAGAATTTAAAGCTAAGCGGAACAACTGCTGGTTCATCTGCTTATTACACGATTAAATCTGGTGACACTTTAAGTGGAATTGCCAGCAAGTACGGAACAACCTACTTAAAACTTGCTTCACTGAATTCAATCAAATCACCCTATGTAATTTATGTTGGTCAAACACTAAGGATTAAATAAAGGAGAAATTATGAATCTATCAAATATCGATGTTACAGCTTTAATCATTATTATCGCAGCCGTCTGGTTTGTCGTGCAGTCAATCAGTGCTACCAAGCTGCCAAACAAATTCCTGCCGCTGGTATCAATTGTGGTTGGAATTGCTATTTCACTTGCTTACTCTTATTTGAGTACCAAAAATATCCAATTAGAACAAGATCTCTTCTTTGGTATCTTTGCTGGTTTTTCTGCTAGTGGCCTGGACGACACATTGACCAAGTCTGTTTCCGGTTTGATCAATAATTTTGTTGGTGTTCTTATTTCAAAGGCAAACGATATTTCTGACGCTACTAGCTCTACAGTTAGTTCAAGTACTGATACCACTACTACAAAATAGTATATATAATCAGCTTTGGTACTTATGATTGGGTACTCAGTCCATAATAATTAGAAATATACGTGAAAGCACCCACTGGCTGTATGCTGGTGGGTGTTTTTTACTAAGTGTAAAATTTCTATAGAGGATATTTAATGAATCAAAAAGGTATTATTAGCCATATTGAAATATATGTTAGTGACCTTAAAGCTTCCAAACGTTTTTGGTCATGGCTTTTATTTTCTCAACTTGGTTACAAAGTCTATCAGCAGTGGGATAAAGGGATCAGCTTTATATTGAACGAAACCTATCTGGTTTTTGTCCAGGCAGACCAGGATAAGGTGGTGTTCAATTACAACAGAACTCATATCGGTCTGAATCACTTGGCTTTTTATGCGTCTAGTAAACAGATGGTTGACAATATCAGAACCGCTATCCAAAACAAAAATTATAAAGAGCTCTATTCTGATCGATATCCTTTTGCTGGTGGTCCTGATCACTATGCCTTGTATTTTGAAGACCCGGATCGAATTAAAGTTGAAATCGTGGCAGCTGATCCACTGAATAATAAATCAAAAATCATTTGATTATGCTGAGAAGTTTCTGACTTAATTATTGCTAATACGAACACCTGTTCGTATAATTAATCTATGACAGCTGAACAGACAATTATCCAAACTGTTAGAAAACTTCCAATTCCAACTAAAGGCCATGTTATCTACTACGATGAGTTACTAGCTTTAACCGGTTTAGAAGAAAACGACTTTATTATTGCCATGCAAAAACTATCAGTTAAATATCATTTTTATTTCTCCACTTATATCGATCAGGATACTGGAGAGATTAAGGATAACGTAGGCCAGATCCTTGATATCTATAAGATTACAAAATAAATAATATAAAAACACGCACCGGCTATATGCTGGTGGGTGTTTTTTTGTATAAAGAATTAGAATTGAATAATGAGTATATTGAATTGGATCTATTATAAGTGGATCACAAAGGAAACTTTTTGGACTGCTTTAAGTTCGATACTATCCTTTATTAGTATTTTGGTAGTTTTTTTCTTGACTCGTAAACAAATAAAAATTAACAAGATGATTGAAGACGATAAAGAGAAAAGACAAGAAGCCCAAAAACTTCAGGAGGTTCGACCTTTTATTAAGGTTATTCCAAAGAGCCAAAATACTGAGATAGAAATTTATTTCGCTAGAAAGGATTCTTGGTTAAAATATGTAGATGTATATTTTGATTTTGACCATTATTATCATGGAGGTTTACCAAATCCTAGTCATCACGACAAAGATATCTGTCATCAACAAATGGGTGAGGTAGCGGTAAATAAAATAAAAATAAAAGCTGTAAAGAAAACCGACAGTAATTTCCGTTTTCTTATTGATGCTAAAACTATTTTAAATGAACAAATATATATTTACCATTTTGATGGTTATCCAGATACTTATCTATTTGATCCTATACCTATAAAGGATTTAAATCATTTTTACGCTGATGATGGATACCAAAAAGAAAATAGTTTTAATACCCTGCATTATCCTAAACTTAAAGGAAAAATTTTGAAGTTTTCCGAGCAAATCGAAAATAAGAAAAAAAATAAAGATAAAGATAAGGGAATTATTGATTTAGACGAGAAAGGATATCCCGTAAGGACTACAGATGAAGGAATGACAACTAATCAGACCACTATAGCATCTAAAAAATAATTTAATAATTTGGGCATATGGTCTTTTTTAGCCTAATTTATTTTCTTTAATGTCCTCAATAAGTTTATCGGTTATCTGCATATTGAAATAATAGGGTGTATATTCATGGCTTTCATAATATGCAACATCATTAGGAGCAACTTTTGTTAATACTATATATCCTTTATCTTCTGCAGCTCTCAATTGATTCAACATTTCTTTATTATCTTCAAACCCTTTAAAATGTTTTGCATTAATAATATTAAGGCTAACGGAACGTTTTGTATTGTAGCCAATAGTTTTGATATATTCCTTTATAAATTGATTAAAATTAATTGTCATATCTAATATAATAATCTTATCGATAGCGTCTGGCCTTAATCGACTGGGCGCTCTTTGTTTATTTATATATACAAAACACAGATATCGTATATAATTATCCATGGATGTCATGGTCGATATCCAATATTTTCGTTCATAGTTCAC